TTTTAATATTACTACTGCGTCTAAAAAAGGTGATGGAACTTATAAAGCAGAAGAGGAAAAAAGAAAAGCAGAGGCAGCGAATGGTTCAGTAACAACAATGAGATTTGAAACAGGGGTTAAAATTATTCCAATTCAACCAAGACAAGAACGTCTTTCCACTGACGAAATCACCCAACGTCCTATAGACCCAGAAACAGGCAAATTGACATGAAACGACTACTAATCCCCTTTGCTTTCTTTCTGGCTGCTATTCCAGCTAAGGCCGATATAAATCACTCAATGCAAAACATTGTTTCTGTTAGCACCCTCGGCGCTAGTTCAACGGCTAATCGGATCGGTAGTTCGCTAACGATTACAGGAACCAATGTGACTCCAACCGCGAATACTGTTAGCGGGGCAATTGGAACGTTAGACCTAGCAGATAATGGAATTAGCCACGGTGTACCAACGGTTTCATACGATACAAGCTATTCAGTCACAAATACTGGAGATTCTTGGGCCGTAAGTGAGTCATACCTCCAAGCCGATTCTATCCCTACTAGCTTTTTAGGTACAACGGTTACTAGCGGAAAAGTACCAGCGTTACCTATTTTTGGATCAACTCAAACAATTTCCGGCGGTGAAATTGGCTCAACAACGATGAGCATGGATTCAGGCGGCACTATGGCTGTATCTCTTACAAATGCAGGCGCAGGCGTAACGGCTCAAATGTCCACAACAATTAGTCTTGATATTGATTAATGAAGTGGTTATTTCTTCTTTGTCTAGCCTTTCCAACCTCTGTCAAATCTGCCCCGATTACGCCTCGATATACCCAAGGTCAAATGGAGACTTCCCAAAGGTCAGTTTCTGTGATCGTGGAAAACGTGGTTACTCAGAATTTCAGGAGTGGGTATTCTTATCAGGCTCAAGGCCACGGCATAAAACTTTTAGGGGGTCAAACTGTTTCTCCTGATGCGACATATACAACAACTAAGAACGCGGGGGGTGTTTCTTATACATGGGTAACGCCCGACCTAGATCAAAAACCTCAATGGGTCTTAGCAAATCCCGGTTCTGGGGAAAGCTTCTCAATCGTGGAAAATTTCTTAGCACCCGGATTAGACGCAGTAAGTACCGTCCAGAGAACTATTACCACAACTACAGATTCAACAAGCTTATCTATATTCTCCCAATAATTTTCTTTTGTTTACCAGCTAGAGCGAATACAAATTCAAGTAGCAGTAGTTCTCAGGGAACAGTTATTAACAACGGTTATCAGACAATTACAGGTAGTTTTCCAACTCATAGATACTCACAAGGTATCCAATGTCAAACGCCTGTTATTTCCCTAAATCCATTTATTACTAAGGGTGAAAACTTTAGTTTGCCTAAAGCACAATTAACGCGAACTAATATGTATGACCAAACCAAAGACGATAATGGAGTCTTATTAAATCCGGGGCAAATTTTATATGTAAGTGAACAGGAAAGAATAGATCAAACAACACACAGTTTTAATTACGGCGTAACGTTAAATATTCAAGTTCCATTAGGTAAGGGAATAGATGCCTGTTTAGCCGCTGCAAAAACTCACCGTAAAACACAAGAATTTATGTTGGCTGCAAAGAAATTAGAAGTTAATTTATCCCGTTTAAAAATATGTGCGGAGCAAATGAAATTAGGAGTAAAATTTATTAACGAGGATGCTGTTAGTTGTAAAAATATTGTTATTACGGAAAAGCCTAATCAGATTTTGAGTCATGTTCACCCGATTTCGGTTTCTTCCCCGTAAGCTTCTTAACTAGGTTTTTAACAGCGGGTTTTATTACAGCTAATAGAAGTGGAGCGCTTGCAGCAATTAAGGCCATAGAAGCCGTTACAGCAGCCGTTTGAGGGCTAGGAAAATATGTTTCTGCATAGGGTACTTTTTCCCAAACTGCTACACACTCACCCTCTTCATTCCTTATAAATTCTTTTACTCTTTCTAATCTTTTTTCATTAGCAAAACCGCCTTTTCTTAAAGGTGAATTGGGATCAGGGCATGGTTTTAAAAATACCTTTTCCTCTTCTTTAGGCTTTGGTTTAAATTGATTTGTTTTCTTCTTTTGTGTTGTTTGTTCTTCCTCTTTTTCTTTTATTGCAGGGGGTGGCGATTCAACTATTTTTATCGGTTCATAAGGAATAGATATGTAATAAGGTTGCTGACCCTCTGGACAATTTGTTGTTACTCCATTCTTATCACCATCTAATAAAGAAGGGTTTCTAGAGCTCCACAAATCACGGTGATAATAATTACACCCCGGAACAATCCCTGTTAAATAATCTTGATCATAAAAAGGTACTTCGGGAATATCAACGGTTGGTATTTTGATCTTTGGAATCTTTATATCAGGCATTACATAGGCAGCCCAACCCCTGTTATTTTTGGCATCTTTTTATCAATAGCTTTAGGCATGATTTTAGTTAGATCATCCATTAATTTATTTTTAAGTTGCACTTCAAATTGTGGGCTAGTTACATAGCGATAACCAAAGAAACCACCCGCCAAAACTAAGACCATAAAAGCTGAGTTAACGTAAGTAAGAATCTTTAAAACCATAATTAACAATCAGATAAATCTACCCCTAAGCTAGAACCCACGTTTTCGCCTAGTCGTTGAGCGCGATTCCTTACAAATGGCTCAAGTAAAAAACCAATAATCGGTATATTAGAAAGCTTTGATGCTCCCGCCGCACCTGCTACCCCAGACGCAACAAGGCCGCCATTATTACGACCTATGATTTCAGCTTCTAAGCACTTCATGTCAATCTCTTGTCTTTTTTCTGTTGGGATATGTGGGATATATTCTTTATGGATATATGAGGTGTCTTGCTTCCCGTTCCATTTGCTTTTAGTTTGATCGCTTGAAAACATTACAGTCTTAGGCGAGTTCATATTTAAAGTCATCATCACATCTAGTTTTTCTCCGTCTTTTGTATATCGCAATTGGCTTGCACTATCTCTAGATGTAGCTAGGCGGCTTAAATCAGGAATACCACTATTTGACTTACTTAAAAGATTTAACGAGAAAAAATTGCTACCGATCAGACCAGCCGATAGCAAAATTGTGAGATAAGGAAACTCTTTAGAAGGGGAGGACATTTCCTGTATTGCTAGGGATTTTTATTTGTTCTTTAATTTGATATTGGATAACGTCGATCATTTGATCCTGCAAACTAGCAATCATTTGATTCATAAATTCAACACGCTTTACATATAAATAACCCCCGCCCATCAACATAGTTAAAGACATAGCGAAAGATGCAACGCTAATGCCGTCTAAAATTTTTCTTACCATTAAAAAGTAAGCCTTGCAGTCATACTCTAATAGTCCTGCTTATGAATAGCAAGCTAAGACGGTTTTGTAGGCCAAGTTACGCTATGAGGCCATCCGCTAGAGGTTGGAACATCTCTTAAAGCTTGTCTATAGGTTTTCATTGCATCACTTAAAGTTGAATCAGATAAAGCCAAGTAATCGGTATCACTTAATTTAGTATTTCTTTCTTTTCTCATGTTTTCGGCTTTTTCATTATCAATAGCTGTTGCAGCCTCACCTGTCGCTGTTACTACCTTAAATTTTGTATAGCATTTGCCATCAATCTCTTCGACACCATCTCTAGAAGATGATTCATAAGGAGGTGTAAGAGTTGGCTTTATTCCATCAAAGACCCAATCATAACCAAGTGAATTAACAATAGTTTCAGTTAATGGCTTAGGGATTGATGTATTAGGAAATTCACCTCTAAAAGTGATTTCGCCTACGATTAAAGAACCATCACTTTTTTTTCTAAATTCAGTCATAATAATTAGTTAATAAGGGTGAAAATACAGGGGTTAAATGCATATACTCCCCCTATAACATAGAACTTCTAATTGCAAGAAATACATGGGTATTCCCGCTACCATTAACAAAAGTTTCAGAACTTGTGACTTGAAAACCTGTAGTAGTCGTTTTTATTCCAGCCGCTGAATTAGGCGAATTTGGAAGGTTTGGATAAAGATATTCAACGGTCCCACTAGTGTCTAAACCTCTAGTAGTATCAAACATTAGCCAATTTGTAGAATTACTTGTTGCGTTTTTTATAAGTACGAATTGAGGAGACCAACCACCTCGAAGGGTAATAATAGGACCCGTAGGGCTTCCATTCCCAGTATAGGAACCAGTTTCTACACAACTCTCATCACCGGCCCCGAAAATAGCATTACTTTGATCAAAAAACGGGCTGTCTGTGCTTGACGTTGGCGTTCCATTTGCGGTGATCGTTCCCCCCGTTGTTTTTCCTGTTGTCGAAGAATTATTACAACATAAAATTTTAGTGTTGGTTAGGCTTGTTAATGGCTCAGTTGACGGTGTGAATGTCCCATCATAAACGGCATCTTTTCCATATCTAAAATTAGAAATCTTGCCATTCCATGAAGAGTTAGAAGGTTGAGCGTGATTAGCTCCAATACGAAAAGTATTACTTGATTGATCTATATCTGTAGTATTGCTTGCACTAGCCGTCCCACCATTACTTGTCGTGCCGTTTATATAAAGAGTTACTGTTGATGATTCTCTGCAAACTGCAATATGAGTCCACGTTTTTGTGCTTATTACTCCGCTGCCAGTATTTACAATTACGCTGTCATTAATTCTAAAATTACAAACTCCTTCGGGTTGTATATCGATACCAATACTATTAGAAGTTGATGTACCCATCTCCCACACTCTTTTATAATGTCCACCAGTAGTTAGAGCATTTGCATATACCCAACATTCAAAAGTAAAGTCACCAGTTCCTATATTGAAATCTGAACTAGAGCCAAGACTCAAATAATCATCACTACCATCAAAATCAACAGATACTGAAAGAGCGTTATCACTTTCCCCACCGCTCCAAATGTAAGCAATATAACTTTCTGATGCTTTGTTAACCGCGTCATTATCACCTGTCAAATAAAAATTTGAACTATTGGCCGGGTGTTATTCCAAACGCCTGTATCCTCATCATTTGAACTAATTTCTAGCCTTTTTGTTGGCCCTAATGAGTCATGGTAAACAGTCCAATTACCTGTACCGCTTGTCTTTTTTATCAATATTAGACCGGGAACAGACTCTAATTGATGGCTTATAACTTGATTACTTGACGAACCATTATAGGTTTTCATCGTAAAAAAACCGGCTTGATTCAAAAAGGTCCAAGAGGCACTTGCCAAGAGGTTACCGTTTAAAACATCAAGACTAGAAGGTTGATTAATTCTGTATCCATCAGAAGCGAATTGATCCACCAAGGCATAAGGACCAACCGCGCCATTATCTAAAGCCCCATTTCCATCTAATCTTAAAGATTTTGCACCCGCTCCATTTTCAGTGTCATATACAACCCAACCATAATTATTATTACTTCTAGTTTTATGAAACGTTAAACCACCTAGCCCCGCTAAATCCATTCCATTATCAATACTTCTTGGATAACTTCCATTTCCTGTATATAAAAATATTTTAAAAAAATTATCTATCAGGAGAGGATCACCAGATGCCCCCGCCGCTACCATCATTAATTTTTGAGTTTGTATATCCATAATTATTAATTAACTGACGTAATCGACGAGGGCGGCTCCCCTCCATGTTGTCCCATTATTAACAGAAACAAACATAAATAGATGTGTCTTGCTAGTCGTCAACGATGGCGCCGTGTCACTATTCCATTTTACAGAAGTGGGCCAAGTTATAGTTCCAGATGAATGGGTTAATTCAAGTGTGAACGCCGTGGCTGTCCCACTAGCCGCCGGGTTGACAAATGTAAAAGTACTATTCCCTGATATTGTTTTTGTAAAATAATTGGACGTATTGCAATCAATTTCTAACGCCGAAACCGCCGTAGTGACATTACTCAAACTACCTGTAACTATTCCTCTATCACCATCTGATTTTAGTTCTAAATCATCGCCTGTACCAAATTTAATTAGTGCAGAATCTGCAACCTCTAAGGCATTATCAGAAGCATCAAAAACAACATTAGCGCTACTGCCCGTCAGGGTTACATCTGCTGTAAAAGTTGGGCCAGCTAAATTAGCTTTCAACGCATCGGCTGTATCTACATAGGCTTTAACTGACTGCTGCGAAGGAACAGAAGACGCACTATTAGAAGCAAAATTATCTTCATCAACCAATGTTAAAGAGACATCAGAAGCCCACCCTAGATTTCCAGAACCATCTGATTTTAAAAATTGAGTACCAGTCGAATCAGTATTAGGTAACTTCCAAATGATATTTGTGGCAATAGTATCAGGAGCCTCAAAACCTACATATTGAGTCCCTGCACTGTCTGGTTCGCCTAGCCTAAGTTCTTTCTGATTATCTATTAAAATGTCTTCTGTAAATGTTGAGGCAACCGCATAAGCAAGGCTATTCCATGCCGTAGAGCCATCACCTAATTTATATTTTTTAGTGTCTGATTCGTGCCCAACTTCTCCAGCTAAAAGGGTGGGGTTTGCGCTAGTCCAGTTACTCGCGGTGTCCGTTCTTTGCTGTATTTGTACCCGTACTGATGTTTGTGTCATACTCCGCCCGCCGTACCTGCAATTATTAGATATTCTAGTGTAGTTCCTGTATGTGGGGTTGCATCATCGCAATCTAATATGAAAGGTCCTGTTCCATTTAAAAAGAAACTATCAGTCACCGTAGCCTCTGTTGCTACTGTTGTCGCATTTTCGCCAGTCAATTGATAAGTAAGGTCTACCCCTGTTAATACAACAACTTCAATTTCAATATCATGGAATACACCTTTTTGATTTTCATCAGGTGTTGAAGCGTATCGGTAATAACTTGTACTTTGCGTTACGTTTGCACCACCAAAAACAGTGGTAGGGATTTTGAATTTAGAATGTGTGCCTGCGGCATCTAAATAATGTTGCCTAAATTCTGATATCTCGGTTTGAGTAAGGTCAGAATAGCGCAAGGTAATACTATGGCCGGCCAAAACATTAGAACGACGAAAGCGGATAGGGCCACTAGATAACGTGCTTGATTCACTAACATTTAAACCGCCTACGTTATAGCTAATTGAATTGGGATACCTTGAGTCTGGATAATCGTTCATTGTTAAATCGTATAAGGTGGCAGTAATTCAAGACTGACAGACATATTAATTTGCCCATCTGCTTCTTCTATCTCAGGGCTTTCTGCGTATCTCCATTTATAACCAGTCGGGAAAGTTAAGTTTGTTGCAACAAGCGTTTCAGTTGCTAAATCAAAAGGCTCAAAGCTCCCATGGAAGGCGTAATGAGATACGAGGCTTTGTTGTTGCGCCCTACTAACAGAGACAAAAGTCATTCTTAACTGATGCCCGTATGAGGCGGATGAATGCCTAACAGCCGTTTGTTCCCCGGATAAATGACCAAGATTACTAGAGGCGACAGAACCGGGGATATAAACTCGCGAGCTAGGGGTAATACTTGGAAAATTAGAAGCCATATTATTTAGAACCCGTAATCGCCATGATACTCAAGGTCAAACCCATCATCTCCTGAATTTCTACCCTCCCATGTCGCATCTGGTGAGCTGTTTGGTTGCGGATTAGTTAAATTTGAAAATTCCCACTTACCTTCTATTGCTGCATAACTTCCCCATACCGACCCGCCTATATATAATTTTGGTTCTGCTCCACCAGAACACCCAGAACCAAGACCCACAACATCAACTGCAAGACCTCCAATGGTTTTCAAACCTGCCCCACTCCCTAAGTCGGTTGCTCTTACATTTGCCCTCCAAGGAACATCAAGATTAGGCCAAATTATGCCGCCTGAAGTGTCATTGTTTGGCCCGTACTGACTTCCGCCATGAACCTCGACACCCGCTTGTATAAGCGATGCCCCAGCCCCTAACCCGCCAGCACTACAAGCGATTCCACCTGCAATGGTTACATAATTATCAAACTCAACCCATCCAGTAGTTATTTCAGTAATAGTTGTTGCTTCCTCTACAGGGTTAAACATATTACTTCCAACATAATATCTACCCGCAGCGGTATGAGCTGTCTTGGTTCCTACCCATCTAGCCCACCTATAACTTGAGAAATCTGGTTCAATTGCTGTTGTTGTTTCACCTATTGGGGTAGGAGTTCCAAAGCCGTCATCACTAGCAGGATCAGGACAAGAACTTTCCGAAATAATCCAATGATCAATGTCGGCTGTTGTTAATTGCATTGATCCACTCCCATTGCTAGAAGCGCTACAACTAATCAACGTTTTAACTCCCCATGTAGGCGACGGGGTATGACTATTAGGTTTATTTCTGCGATACCAACAGATACGACCATTTGCACAGGCTCCACCAGTTGCAGTTAATGTATCCCCTACCTTTAAATTATCTGAAGTTGTCCGATCATCTGTAAGACCCGTTACAAAATCATTATCAAAAGGATCAGTTGCATTTCCTAAATCATCCTCAAAAGCAAAATCTTCGGTAAAAGTTCCTAAATCAAAGTCAGTACTACCAAGCGAAGGCCAAGTCACGCCGTCGTCTACAATATTTCCTGTTCCTGTATTTGAATGGCAAGTAATGTCTGTTCTTGATGTGGGAATTACTGTCCCGACCGCTGTAGCTGATACCACCGCCCTAGCAATAATAGAAAATCCAGAACTATCGACTGGGAAATGAATTAAATCAAGTTCAATCACTCCCGTTGTTGCTTTTTGTATGCGCTCTACTTCATATAGATAATCATGATAATCAACAGTACCCGCGTTAGTTTCTCGTCTTAGCTTGACTCTGACAATATCGCCTAATGCAAGGGTGCTATTAAAGGTTGAGGGCCGAACACTAATGCGCAAAGTATGAGTTATGTAACGACGTTTTGCTATCTGAAACGCTGCAAACTTGATCGCGTGAGATTCACTACAACACCATTGCGACAAATCATATTGAATAATAACGGGATTACTTACCCCACTTTGTTGCACCTCAGATGTCCTAATGATTGGCAGGTCGTTATCATTTTGCTGTTTCCACATCACTAAGGCTTTTGCATCTTGCCGTTCAGTAATCGGGATATATTGAATCTCGAAACTACCGTCTAATATAGTGTCTTCAGAAAATCCATAAACCGGACTAATAGCATTAGTTGAATTAATAGTATGGTCAGCATTAACAGGCAACCGAGGTTTGAAGCATTTTTTTCCATCTTTTTCTGATAGACGTAACAAGAATTGATTCCCTGTTTGGGTTAGAAAATCTTCTAAATTCTGAGACTTTTCAACAACACCATTACATAAGAAATTATTTGTATTTAAGAAGTTTGCCGCCGCCGTCATCGACGTTGTATCGATCATGTCATCGGGCAGCCTTTTAGATTGTTTAATTAAATAAATAGCTAAATCAATAAAGTTATTACTACTGCCTAATTGACTATCTAATATTCTTGTTACCTTTAAACCATTTTCAACAAAAACGTAAATTTGACGGTCCCACGTGCGGTCTCCATCGGCAAAAGTATTTGTATAGCTGAGCGCTGTTAAATCTGTGAAGACCGCGTCAGTACCGGGATACGATGGGATATTGTCCCACGTCGTTTTATTAGCAACGTTTGTAATCGTCGTTGCTGGTGTCCAATTACTAGCCCTTTCGTTATACGCTCTTTTCCATGTTCCAACCCTGCAAGCCCATTGATAAAGTTGGTTTTCTTTTATATCTCCTATTTGTCCTTGACTAAGAATTAATTGCAAATTAACGGTTAAAGCGTTTGTAGTTCCATCATTCACGAACCGCCCGCTAGTACATCCCGGTGCTACAAATACCCCGCCAATATCAGAAGAACCAACAGTTACCCGACGGCCAAAAACAATAGGAACAGGCTCACCAATTTGAATGGCTTTTTGCCTTACATCTAATGATGTATTACCCTTGGCTGCTTCTTCTGTTAAGTCATCACCACTTAGCCCGCTTTGGTAGATGAGTAGACTTAATGGATCAGATACTTGTATGTTCATAATCGTATGGGGTTGCCTATTAAGTCAGTAGTAAATGACCTCGGAGGACATGAGGCCCCCACGGGTGAAATACTTGAACCAATATTTACGTTTAAAGTTTCAAAACTTCCCCCGATACTTGTTATCACTCCTAAAAAATTAACGATCAAAGATTGATTAGAATTAGGCGCAACATTAGATAATCTTGAATCAAATTCATATACTTTTAATTCGACTAAGTATTGATTATTTAAGGCTTCAGTTAATGACGCTATCGCTGTTGTAGTAGCTGGACAAGTTAACGAAACTGTATTACCTCCACTCGCGCTGGAACTCATCAAACCATCAGCAGTAAATGGGAAGTAGCTCCACGTTTTACTAGATAAGCTAATAGATGCATTGACATAGTAAGACTGCCAAAGTTGCTTATCGGTTCCCCCTGAGTAAATTCTGAGATACTGTGCTTGTGCTCTATTTGACATTTAGCTAACCCCCATAAATCTCCTAGTCCCAGCCGTTCTAGAGTTAGAAAATACGGATGCAGAGAAACTAGACAAAGCTGATTGAAGATCATTAACAGTCACATATTGTTGACCATTAGACATCTGCATTACTGGGCCTGTTTTGATGTTGATGTTTGGGCTACCTCCAGAAACAAAACCACCCTCCGCAAAACGTGGAATAGCTGCACCGCCTCTCATACCTGAAAGATAGTTATTAATAAAGCCTCCAACCTTGTGGCTAGGGACCAAGTACTCACCGCCTGCTTTTCCTTCTCCCACGACGGCAAGAGTAGGACCGCTTACAAAACCACCCTCCGCGTAACCTCTAGCATTTCCTCTTGACGTTGTATTTGAGCTCCCCCCTCCGCTTGCGGCTCTTCTACCTCTACCAATAATTTTCATTATATTATTCCACCAACTTCTAATAGCGTTTGTTATTGAATCAATCATTTTTCTAATTTGCGTTGGTATAAATTCAATCGCTGCTTTAAATGGCGCAATAATTATGTCTTTTACTTTTTTCCAACGTTCTGCAAAAGCTTCTATAAAATTCTTCCCTGCTTTAACAATATTTTTCCATAAATTACTAAAACCCTCCCCTATGTTTGTTGCTAGTTGTGCAATCTGTTTACCAAGATCGACGAAAATTTCTCTTAAGAATTTAAATTTAACAAAGGCCGCAATTAAACCAACAACCGCCGCGCCTGCCAAAATAAACGGGGCCGCTGGGCCAGTAAATACAGCCGCGACAATTAAACCAACCGCCTTTATTTTTGCGACGATTCCAGCAAAAGCAGCAACAACCGGACCCATTGAACCAACCCAACCGCCGAGAAGACCGCCAAGTTTTAAAGCCGCTAAACCTTTCATTGATGCTTGAGTTAAAACGGCTGCCGCGCCTAAAGCTTTAACCGCAATAACTAAAACCCCGAAACTAACCGCTAATTGTTTTATAGGTCCGGGGATTGCATTAAAGATTTTTGCCAACCCATCAAAAATATGTACCAATGTTTGTAAAGCTGGTAATAAGGCTTCCATTACTTGTATTGCAACAATCCTAAATTTCTCCCCTAGCTGCGCCATTGAGTCATTAAACGCCGCCATTCTTTCCGCGCTTAATTGTGTAAAGCCTGTTTCTAATCCGTTGATTGCTTCTGATCCTTGATTTAACAAAGGTATTAATTTTCTGCCTAATCCAGTACCAAAGATTTCAGCAGCGTTCGCCGCCTTCATTGTTCCGTCTTCCATCCCCTTAAACTTGTCTGTTAATTCTAAAAAGGCTGTATCTAGATCTTTTAAATTTCCTTGATTATCAGTAACAGAGAATCCAAGACGATCAAAAGCCTCTTTCGCTGTTCCGATTCCGTCGCTTGCATCTTGCATATTTTTGGCAAGAGTTGGAAACGCTCTTTGCAATGCCTTAAAATCTGTTCCCGCTAATGCCGCCGATTGTCTTAACTTGTCTAATAAAGGAACAGTAAGCCCCGTAGAACGAGACATTTTTTCCAATTGGTCGCCGAGCTGTAATACGTCATTACCCATTTTTGCAAACGCCGCCACACCTAAAACAGGTAAAAGCGTCCTTAATGCACCTAACGCACCTTTAGAGGCATTCTTTAGGCGATCCATTGCGCCCGCTGTTTTCTTTGATTGACCTGATAACTGATTCAAACCTTTCTGCAATCCTCTTAATTGTTCTTCCCCCTTTACGTTTGCCTTAATGGTTAAGGCTGTGGTCATATCAAGAATTTTTAACTTTTTCAATATCCATAAGCTTAAATAGCACGTTGTAATCAAGACCAAGTAAAACACCTTGATCTGTTCGCCATTGCGTTTGAATTTTTAAAAAGAAAGTTATTGCTTCTAAAGCTTGCGGGATAATCTCAAAATCATCTGATTGTGTCATTTCATCAGGCAACGTCAAACCAAAGGCGGCGGCATCCTCGGCTAATCCATCTTTTGACGGTGGGCCATTACACCAATACTCAGCCGCCTCAGTTAGTTT